AAAAAAAAAAGGAGAGTGTATTAATTATGAAATTTAATTTAATCGATGGTTTAAACAGAGGTACTAGAAAATTTGANTATGAANTAACTGACAAACATGAGTACAAAAAGTTAGGAGAACTATACAATGAAGATAAAGACAGAATATATACTGTAAGAATGTTCTACACTAATAGAAAATCAATGTTTGGTGAAAATGAAGTAGTTGTGACAGATGATTATATGATTAATTTGCCTAAACATTTAACAAACATAGTTGAAGAGATTAAAAATAATGAAGAATATGTAAAACTAATTAATGAAGGAAAATTTGCATTCAATATTTATGAGTATGAATATACGATGGGTAAAGAAANTAAGAAAGCCTATTCTGTAAACTGGGGAACTATTTAATAAGAGTGGGGTTCACATGCCCTACTCTATATTATAAAAAAGGAGAGTGTATTAATTATGAATATTAATATGAAAAAAATAGGTGCAATATGTAAAGATTATAGAATTAATGTATTAAAACTATCTTTAACTAATTTCGCTAAACTCAATAATGAAAACCTACAAAATATACACGCATTTGAACATGGAAGAGCGAATAATATTAAATATCTATATATGTATATGAAACAATCAAATATAGACCAATTAGATATATTATTTGAAAAACTATTCTTTGACTTAATTGATACTATGGCATAGGGTTATTCAGTAAATTGGGGTAGGGTTTAAATGCCCTACTCTATTTTAAGCCAGCAATTGAGAGAAAAATTTACCCCGAAAAAAAAAAAGTTTTTAAAAGGAGTGTTTAATATGGTACAAGTAGCAAGTGAAAAGTATTTAGCATTAAAGAAAGAAGTAAGCAGATTGGCAAGTATTGCGAATAAAAGATTAAAAAGACTTGAAAGAAACGAACTAACTGATTTACCAGCATATCAATCATGGGTTCAAGGTGGTGCGATTAAATTCGGTGTTAAGGGTAAAGACTACAAACAATTACAGTCAGAATTCTGGAGATTAAGAAATTTTTTAGATAATAAAACAAGTTTAGTAAGGGAAGCAAACAAATTTTTACGAGAAATTGCAGAAAATACTGGTATTAAATACAACAGTTTAGCAGATTTAAAAGCAAAGTCAAGAGAATTTTTTAAATTAGCAGAAAAAATTAAGGAATACTATAAAATGAGTGAAATGAGTGCATTAGCTTTAGATTATCAAAAAATATGGGAACAAATTAACGTTCAAATTAAACGAGGAGTATTAGATTTAACTGGTGTACAGAGTACAGAAGAAAGATTACAAATATTTATACAAGAACTAGAAAAGGTATCACAAGTAGAAAACAATCAAGAAGGATTTTTGGAAAGTATTAAAGACTGGGACTTTATAAAAATATAAGGTTAGGGGTGTTACTATGGAATGGTATCAGAATATGGAACTTAATAAAGATGATTATGAAACAGTATCATATTATGATGCTCATAGTGAACAAGTAATCAAGTATTATAATATTGAATGTGCTTTTGATATAGAAACAACTTCACAGTTATACAATGGTGAAAAGTGTGCCTATATGTATATATGGATGTTTGGAATCGGTGAAACTGTTTACTATGGTAGAACATGGGAACAGTTTGAGGAATTTATGCAGATGTTAATTTATCAATTAGACCTTAATTTATATAATAGATTAATTATATATGTTCATAATTTAGGCTATGAATTTCAATTTATAAGAAAATTCTTTGAGTGGGAAAATGTGTTTTCAACAGATGAAAGAAAACCTATAAAAGCAGTAATAAAACAAGGCATAGAATTTAAAGACAGCTATATATTAAGCGGGTTTTCATTGGCTAATTTGGCTAAAAATTTAACTAAACATAAAATTAAAAAGTTAGTAGGTGATTTAGATTATTCATTAATTAGAAATAGTAAAACTGTTTTAACAGATGAAGAACTTGCATACTGTAAGAATGATATTCTAATCATTCTATATTATATCAATGAGCAAATACAATTATATGATAATAACATTACTAGAATACCATTAACTAATACTGGAAGGGTGAGAAAATTCGTGAAAGATAAGTGCTATTTTAGCAATAAAATCCATAATAAAAGTAGTAAAGGTAAATATAAAAGATATAAGGAATTAATGGAAGAACTAACAGTATCATTAGATGAATATATGATGTTAAAAAGGTGCTTTATGGGCGGTTTTACTCATGCTAGTTTAAATTATGTAGGTAAAACATTAGAAGATGTTACAAGCATAGATTTTACAAGTAGTTACCCGGCAGTTATGTTATCAGAGAAATTTCCAATGAGTAGACCAATTAAAGTTGATTTACGAAAAGAAAATTTTGAAGATTTAGTAAATAATGAAGATGTTGGGCTAATGTTTGATATTAGAATTAAAGGGTTGCACTCTAAACTAACATATGAAAGCTATTTAAGTGAAAGCAAATGTTTTAAACAAAAAAATGCAATGGTTAACAATGGTAGGATATATCAAGCTGATGAAATTATAACAACTATTACCGATATAGACTATAAAATATTAAAACAATGTTATTCATGGGATGAAGCAGAAGTAGCAAATTGTTATAAATTCTATATGCAATATTTACCTAGACCGATACTAGAAAGCATACTAGAGTTATACCAGAATAAAACAACTTTAAAAGGCGTTGAAGGTTATGAAGTAGAATATTTATTATCTAAAGGTATGCTTAATAGTGTTTACGGAATGACAGTTACCGATATAGTAAGGGAATTAATAGAATATAAGGAGGGATGGAACATGGTTAAACCTGATGATGAAGAAATTGAAAAACAGATAGAAACATATAATAATAGTCCGAANAGGTTTTTATATTATCCGTGGGGGGTATGGGTTACAGCTTATGCAAGGCGTAATTTATGGAGTGGTATTTTAAATATTGGAGAAGATTATGTGTATAGTGACACTGATAGTATTAAATTATTAAACTATGAAAAACATATACCATATATTGAATGGTATAATAAAAATTTAATTGAGAAGTTGAAAAAGATGTGTAATTTTAGAAAAATTGATTTTAATTTAATGAAACCTAAAACTAAAGAAGGTGTTGAAAAAATGATGGGAGTATGGGATTATGACGGACACTATACACATTTTAAAACACTAGGGGCTAAAAGATATCTGGTTAGATATGATGATGGTAATATGGCGTTAACAGTTGCAGGACTATCAAAAAAGAATGGTATTGAATATATGAAAAGAGTATGTAATAATGATTATAGGAAGGTGTTTATATGTTCAATGATGGACTTTATATACCTGCTGATGAAACTGGTAAAAATACTCATACTTATATAGATGAAGAAATGAAAATACAATCAGTTGACTATCAAGGCAATGTTGAGGATATTTTTATTCCTTCATGTATACATCTAGGCAAATGTGAGTTTACTTTATCAATTAGTAAACAATACGGTAAATTTTTAAAAGATTTTCAAGAAGGTTATTTATTTAAACACAGAAAGGGTGTGTAATTATGGCTAAAAAACAAGTATTAAAATATTATAGTTTAGATAATATTTTAAAAAAGAATAGTGTTTATAATGTGATATTTGGAGAGCGTTCTAATGGTAAAACTTATGCAGTTTTAAAGTATGGTATTGAACAATATTTTAAAAATGGTGGACAAATGGCAATTATAAGAAGGTGGAAGGAAGATATTACTGGTAAAAGGGCTAGTGATATGTTTAGTGCCTTAAATTATAATGGAGAAGTGAAAAAGGCAAGTAATGGAGAATATGAAGGTATTACTTATTATGCTGGTAAATTCTATGTTTGTAAATATGCTGATAATGGAAAACCTTTATATTCTGATAGTGATTGTATAGGATATGTTTTTGCTTTATCAGATACAGAACATAATAAAAGTATATCATATCCTAGAATTACAACTATATTATTTGATGAATTTCTAACCAAATTCACTTATTTGCAAGATGAATTTGTATTATTTATGAATACAATCAGTACCATAATAAGACAAAGAACTAATGTAAAAATATTTATGTTAGGTAATACAGTTAATAAATATTGCCCTTATTTTGCTGAAATGGGTTTAACTCATATTGAAAAAATGAAACAGGGTACTATAGATGTTTATACCTATGGAACAAGTGAATTGACGGTAGCAGTTGAATATTGTGAAAGTATGAAAGGTAGTAAAGAAAATAATTTTTATTTTGCTTTTAACAATCCAAAATTAAATATGATTACAAGTGGGGCATGGGAATTAAATTTATATCCTCATTTGCCTATGAAATATAAGCCTAAAGATGTTTTATTCAGGTATTTTATAAAATTTAATGATAAAATATATCAATGTAATGTTATAGAAGTTGATGGTGAAATGTTTACCTATATTCATATTAAAACTACAGATATACAAGATGATGATAATGACTTAATTTATAGCCTTGAACATTCTCATAAAATGAATTATAATAGAAGTATATACAAGCCGATAAATAATTTACAGAAAAGATTATTGTGGTTCTTCATTAATGATAAAGTATTTTATCAAAATAATGAAGTTGGGGATGCTATTAATAACTATTTAAAAATATGTAAAAACTTATAAAGGGGAGGTTTTAAATGAATTTTGAAACAATCATGCAACTAGTTAACGGGGTAGGTTTTCCTATTGCTGTATCAATAGTGTTGTTCTATCAGAATGGAAAGCAGGATGAAAGATATGATAAACAAATGAAGGAAATAACTAAAGTAATTGAAAATAATACACTAACATTAAAAGAATTATGTTTAAGACTTGAAAATAATGAAAGGAGTGTAAAAAATGGCTAAAGTAGATAAATATTTTATAGGCAGTAAGTCAAGGGACTTTGATTATTTGGACAAAGAAACTAACATAAAAAATAATATTGCTTATATGCTCAATCGTACTAATGCTATGTTTAAGTATAATAATTTACCTGATACAATACCATCTAAAGAACTTGAATTATTACTTCAATCCAATGGCTTTGCTATATTCTTAAAAATTGATAATGATTATTATGTTGTAAATGGTGGTTTAGGTGGAGAGCCTGACGTATATAATAGACCAACTAAAGCAACTGTTTCTATACCAGCATTAAACTATAATAATACATTAGATATTAATAAAGATTGTGTTATTATCAGTAATGATAGTTGTAATGTTGGACTTTTACCATTATTTCAAAAATATGCATTTATATTAAATGAAAATATGATAACAATGATATTAGCCAATATTAATAAGAGATACACAACCTTAATTAGTGCTAATGATGATAATACCGTTAGAAGTGCTGAACTATTTTTAAAAAATATATTTGATGGTAAACAGGGTGTAATAGCTGAAAATAAATTATTTGATAGTCTAAAAGTTAATCCTAATACAGATGATAGAGGAACATTAAGAGATTTAATTGAATTTGAGCAATATATAAAAGCAAGTTTTTATAATGAAATTGGTTTAAGTGCGAACTATAATATGAAAAAAGAAAGAATTACTAAAGAAGAATTTACAACTAATTCAGATAGTTTATATCCATTAGTTGATGATATGTTAAACAGTAGAAGAAAGGCACTAGAAGAAATAAACCGTTTATTTGATTTAGATATAACAGTTGATTTTAATAGTAGCTGGAATATTAGAAGTCTTGAAAATTATAGTTATATTACTGGACTTAATCAGGATAAGGATACTAATATAGCAGATGCTGATGTAGATGTAGATGTAGATGCTGATGTAGATGCTGATGCAGATGTAGATGCTGGTACAGATGCTGATGCTGGTACAGATGCTGATGCTGGTGCTG